TTTCCACGCTCTAACATACTTGTCATATTTCACATACGTCTGGTTGTAATGTGGATACCATGACCCACCGATAAAATAGAGGGGTATTGTTCGCAATTCTCCAAAGTCATCACACAAACAAAGTTTCATCTCATATTGTTCTGTGCTGTCTTTTTCCGGCAACCTCTCTCCAACAGGTATCCACCTTTGCTCGGCTTCCAATTCCTGCATACGTGATTGGAGTTGTGCATTTTCACCAACAAGCGCTGTTTCGTGCAATTCCTGTTTTCTTGCAGTTGCGTCTTGCAAACTTTTTAATTCATTCTGTACTTTTTCAATATATTCAAGTGCCAAACCGTAGTTATTCCAACATTCCGTTAACCATTCGTCATTTGTGCCGTTGTGGAATTTATCAAGCTGTTCCTCAATCCATTCAGGTGTAAATTCAGTCATCTTTCCCTCCTCTTCCCATATTCAGCAGTTGAATAAATCGCATCCGACACATGTGGTCAGGCGCCTTGAATTGTGCAAACTCCTCCGCCAGCCGCTCAAATTCTGCCAGCCGTGCGTCCAGGTAATCGCGCTCCTGCTCTAGTTGTGCTATCCTGTCAGTCTGTCTGATTGCGTGCCAAAGGTTTACCATGTTATTCAATCTCCTGAATAATTAGTGTGTTTGAATTTTCGCCATAACCAACTCTTATGTATTCTATGTTGTCTGTAATCAAAATCTTTTCCAGTGTTATTTCTTCAGTTCTAACACCTTCCCACCACTCACGATTTGATCTGCTAAAAATATCATAATCTTTTGGCATTGGCACATTGACTTTATATATCATGTTTTTGTGGTCTTGTGGAATTTCATAAATTTTGAAATTACCTTTCATATTGAACCGTTGTTGACAAATTGCACCAAGTCTAATCAAGTTTACTTTTACCATGTTGTCACCATTCTCCCTGAAGTGAAATCATACGCTTTTGTCGCGTGTCGTTCGTCCTCAATCATCTGCTTCGCGCTGGTGTGGGTTGCCGGGCGTAATTCTACCAGCTTGCAGCCGTTACATTGTGGCTTGCCGTCCAGTGCTACACAATGTTCCTGATAATCAGGGGTAAATAATATTCGGGCGTGGGTGCAGCGGTGTTGCATAAGTTATCCTTTCATAGCAATATCTCAAAATATTCATATATTGGATCATCATAGTTACCAAATTCTAAACATTCAGGATTTGTCAATTTTGATGATTTTATTTTTGTAACCCTGTTATGAAATCTTGAATAAAAAGCACGACCACCGGAAAACGGAATAATTAAATATTGTACGTGCATAATTTTTTTTTGTTCTTCTATTATTTCAGCAATCTTATTTTCTACTGATTTATAATCATCCATCAGATTCTTATAATCTTCTTCTGTTATGTGCGTAATAAAATTTTTAACCATTTTTTTTCTCCACATATTTAACCTTTTTATTGTCTAAATATTCAATTTCCCTTTTACATTTTGGACATATTTCTGGTTTTTTATCAGAATCAAAATATTCTTCACAGCTTGTTTCATAGTGGTATCTCGTCCAAGTTAATCTTCATTCACATAAATCTTCTTCAACAACAAGCGGGCAATTTTCAGGTCTTGTATGTGCAAAAGCAATAGTGTGAACTATGCTACAATCAGAAACGTAGTAATCATAATCTTTTCTAAATTGACAACTGTTACAGTTATCTGGTAGTTTGTCAACAACAATCTTTTTTATTTTCATCTCTTCAATCCTCTCTATGCGTGTAACATGCGCATCCCGTATATGATTATTTTGCGTTCTTTTTCTCCAACCAGAATTTCGCGTCATTGAATTTCTTCAATGTGTCCTCATCCTTTGGGTTTTCCTTGAGCCGTTTGGTGTAGGTATTCAGCCGTCCTGCTAATTCACCTTTGGTCATGTTCGCCCACTCGTGGGATTCGTCTGTTGTTTCTGTCACCTGTCCACCTAATTCGACGGCTGCTTCCACCAGGGTGGGGGGTTGCGGTTTCGCCTGTTGTTTCTGTTCTGACTTTGGAGCAGGATTGCCGTCACCGTCTTCGTCCGCGTACATTCCAAGAATTGACGCTAAAGAATAGCGGCGGAGATAGGTGATAATCGAACCGGCTACCTGCGCCTGCGACTTGCCTTTTTCTTCGCCAAGTGACAGCCACGCGGTTGATTCCAACCACTCGCCGGAATTGTGCATCAATACGGTTGTGACACCAACGTTGCCTTTATCGGTTGATACAAGTTGGCTGACTGATAAGCCGTTTTTGCCAAGTATCGGTTTCGACGTGCTAATGATTGCGCCTAAGTCTGCATACTTGTTTTTCAGGAACGGGTTTGTCGCGTTGAATTGCACCCCTGGCATTTCCGCTTGTGCTTGTGCTAATGCACCTGCTAACAACTTGATTGATTCTGATTTTTCCATCTCTACTCCTCTCCTAACATATCTGCAATTTTTGCACATAGGGCTGTTGCCCCGAACACTAATAAGATTATGATTTCAACTGGCATGATTGCTCCTTATTTATAATTTGCTAAATTATTGTGTGCTGTCTGCATGTTGGCGCGACCACGTTCATTCTGAACCTTTGAATAGTGTTTTTGCACTGTGTCAGCAACTAAACATAATTTATATAAACATGATTCCTTTTCAATCTCCGCAACCTTTGTACTGTATGATCTGATAAGATCAAGTAATTCAGTTCGATATAATTTAGATTTGTTTATTACTAATTCACTTGGATTTTTGCCGTAAAAGTTTTTGTCTAATCTTTTACATAGTTCTGGATCAATAATTAAGTTTTTTGTTGTTATCATTATGCTCTCCTCAAATGTCCAATTACGCTGATGATTGTCAACACTACGATTAGTATTACTACGCCGTTGATAAGTGCGGTCATGCGTCACCTCTGCGAAGCTGGCTGGTCATGTCCTTCCATTCCTGATATTCGTCATATTCAACTTCTATTTCCGGCTGGCAGTCACCAGGGCCGAAGGGGTCTTGTTCGATGTGGATGTTTTTCAGCCAGTCAAGCTGTACGACACCGTAGCGTGATTTGTAAGGCCACGGGTCGTGCTTGTGGAAGATATTATCGCTGGCTGTGACTTCAACCTTGCCGGTCTGGCTGGCAATGCCTGTGATTTCGACTGGTGTGCCGTTTGGTGTTTCGGCTATAATTCGTTTCATGTCTGCCTCCTTGCCGGTTACGAAGCCACCGGCGGGGCTGATAAAGTTATATTGCTAATGCTTTAGCTAAGTGTTCAAAATAATGAACGATGTTTCCGTTTTTGAAGTCAATCATTACTAGATTATGTTTGATTGCATTTTGTTCAACCTTGCTTGTGTTTTTGATTGCTTCAATTACACAACCCAGGGGTATAAAATTCATTCCTGATTCACCTTCAATTTCAAAGGTTACAAATTCTGTATCAATGTTTTTTTCTTCAATTAGTGTGTCTAGCCATTTTGTAAAAGTCATCTCAACCTCCTAATAATTGCTAACCTATAATCATTATACAACTTTTTAGGTGGATGTCAAGACCCAATTAAACTATTTTAGGAAACTCGTTTAGAAAACTCTTGACATTGTAGAATTATTGTGCTATTATAGTATCATGGAGGTAAAAATGGAAGAATTCAACTTTAATGAACGTATGGAAAAGCTAATGAAAACCAGGGATCGCAACAACGAAATGAAGCGGTTGAGGAATGACGGCTGGACGTTGCAAAAGATCGCAGACAAGTATGACCTGACACGTGCCAGGGTTTATCAGATTGTTGGGAAGGTGGAAAACAATGAGGGCTAGTGATACAAGAAAATCAGTCAACTGGACTAAAGAAACATGTATTATTTGTAAACAAGAATTTATGAAACCTAAATATTTTTACTATAATATTTGTTCAAAGTGTGATGTTATTCCATCTAAAGCACCAAGCAAGTGGGCTTTAAAGAACAGTGATCTTTATAAAGAAACAATCAAGCACTTCAATAATAAGTGTGCTTATTGTGGGGAAAACGAAATTGAACAAGTAGAGCATTTTATACCTGTGAGACTTGGTGGTAAAACAAATCCTCTTAATTGTGTTCCTACTTGCAGAAAATGCAATAATAGAAAATATACAATGGGTGAAAATCTTCCGGGATATAAAAAGGTTGAAGAATACTTAGAGGGATTGAAAAAATTATATCCAAATGGTTATGATATGAGAAAAATTTCAAAACCAAAAACAATAAATATAACTTATGAAGAAGTAAATTTTGCAGTAGATATTATAAAAAAAGCACAAATTTATGTTGATAGAAATGATAACAAACTATCAAAATATATTACAGATAAATTGAATATAAAATCAAGCTGGAAAACAGAGAAAAAGAAATTATTTGGTTTTTTGACATGACATACAAAATAGCGGTATCAAGTTTTAAGCTGGATAAGAAGATTCCCCAGGGTTCGGATATGTGGTCAAAATTCAATGCGTCATTTGTCAACTTTGAGCTTGAGCAAAAAAACATCATGGCGGCAATCTACTTGGGGAGATCCATTACCACGCAACACAAGAATAACTGGAGAACATCCGAGAATTATATTTGTGGTCAACATATCGGACTGGACTTCGACACCGGCGATAAAAGCAGCTCACTCGAACAATTGTCACGGGATAAGTTTATAGCCAAGTATGCGTCATTCCTTTACACAACAATAAGTCATAAGCCAGAGGAACCCAGGTCACGGGTAATATTTTTATTGGATCAACCCATTATGCAGGCCAAGAATTACACAATGGCGGCAAGTGCTTTGTTGTGGCTATTTGGCACCGCTGACAGACAATGTAAAGATGCTGTACGATTTTTCTACGGTTCCCAGGGGTGCGAGTTTTACAAGATCAATCAAGTGTTACCAGTTGATGTTATAAAGAAAATCATCCAGAACTATAAAGACAGTGGGGACAATGAGCGACGGTTGACAGTAAGAAAAAATTATCTGGCACCTGCTTCACAAAAAGAGGTACAGGAAGCCTTGAGGTTGATTCCACCCTGGGGCATTGCATACGATGAATGGGTTCAGGTGCTAATGGGTATTCATTCTGAATTTGGTGACGCTGGTTATAATCTGGCTGAAAGTTGGGCCGACGGTAAGCAGGGCGAAGTCGAGCGAAAGTGGAAATCATTTCACGACAAAGGCAGCGAAGGCAGCGCGGTAACGATTGCAACATTGTTTAGTATTGCCAAAAGATTTGGCTGGGTGAAATTGCATGAATCTCTTGACATTTGAAATGAAAAGTAGTATGATGATTATGTCTAGGTAAAGGGAAATAGTTTGTGAGCAGAACCCGATTATCCACCCTGTGACCTAGACAATCACAAACTTTGGATGGTCGGGTTCTGCTATACAGGGAGTAAAAATGGCTGACTTCAGAAATATATTTACAAGAATTTGGAATGACAAATGGTTTTCAAAATTACAGCCGGATGAAAAACTATTGTTTATATACTTATTTTCGAATGAACGATCGTCGGTATGTGGAATGTATGAACTTCCATTTAGGACGATTGTTTTTGAAACTGGCATAAATAATGATAGGGTTGTTGAAATTCTATCAAAATTTGAAAACGATAAAAAGGTATATTATTCAGATGAAATAATATGGGTGGTAAATTTTAAGAAATATAATAACAGTGGTAACAGTGCAAAAGTAAAGATTAGAATTATGAAGGACTTAGAAATATTGCCAAACTGTGACATAAAAAAAATGTACTATTTATACGAAAAAATACCCTATCCAAAACAAAATATACCCTATCCAGAAAAGTTTCACGATACAGATACAGATACAGAAGAAGATAAAGAAAAAGAAACAGATACTATTTCAACAGCGGCGATTTATTCAGCTTACCAAAACAATATTGGAGGATTATCAGGAATAATATCTGAAAAGATTGATGCTGATATTCAAGAATATTCAGCTAACTGGGTAATGGAAGCAATAGAAAAAGCGACGGCAATGGAAAAACGTTCACTAAGCTATATTGAGGGAACTTTAAAAGGGTGGAAACGTGATGGTAAAACTACAGGTAAAAAAGTAAAATACGAACCTTCATTGAGAAAAATGGTTCATCCAGATGGAACGGTTGAGGAGGTAATGGCATGAATCCAGAAATCGTACAATATGAAGTTTTAGCTAAAGAATTATTGCGGCGGTGCATGGCAGAGGACGAACCCGAAGAATTGCGACGCTGGTTATCTGAAATGCTGGCACGCATGGGGGCCGGTGAAGAGGACGCTATTTTGAAGTGGGTTGATTCGTTTGATTTTACCAGTAAGATTATTGATGACTACGAAAAGATAGCCAACACGCCTGAAAGTTTACGACGTGATTTATCATGGCCGTGGCAATCATGGAATAATATTATAGATCCACTTGAGGATGGTATGCTGGGATTGGTAACAGCTCCAGACGGTGCCGGTAAAACAATCTACGCTGAATCAATTGCCGAACATTGGGCAGCGCATAAAAACAGGGTTGTATTTGTTCACTACGAACTAAACCGAAAATTAATGATGTTGCGGAGAACATCACGTCATACTGGAATTACACCCAGGGATATAAAAAGCGGCAAGTTGAATCCATTGCAAAAACAAAAGATTGACGAAGTAAAACCGCGCTTGCTGAAATGGGAAGGGTATATTTCATACCTCCACACACCAGGCTGGACAATGGAGCGAACCATTACAGAACTGCGACGGCTTGTGAATGAGGATGAATGTGATGTGGTGGTATTGGACTATCTCGAAAAGGCGGCTGCTTCAAAGCGGCAATTGCAGATGTTTGGTACCAACATCTACCAGCGTGAAGCTGACAACGTGGAGCAAATAAAGACGTTTGCAGAGATGACATCCATTCCTGTATTGATGGTTGCACAAATGAGCAAGGAAGGCAAACAGACATCCTTTGAAAATGTTGACAGGTCAAGTGTCAGGGGTGCCGGTGAAAAAAGTGACAAGTCAAACCTGGTGGTATTGTTACGACGTGACAGGATAGAGAACGGATATTCAAATATTGTTGATGTATTGGTGGATAAAAACACTATGGGATCCACCGGTGTATTTAAACAAATAATGCAACCTGAATATTTTCGGGTTGGAGATTTAGAAAAAAACTAAAATCAACACTTGAATTAAATTACAAAATCGCTATACTTAAATTAGGATTTATTGAGAGGAGCATGAGATGACATGGTACGAAGCACGAACCAAAGCCGAATCGGAATACAAGCAGGCTGTACGGGAACTGAAGCAGAACGATAGCCAGCGCAACCGCGACCGGGTGAAGATCAAGCTGGCGTTGCTGGACGGGTTGAAGAAGTGGTATGGGAGGACGGGATGAGAGTATTAGTAGCGTGCGAATATTCCGGCGTAGTGCGTGAAGCGTTCAAAGCCAAAGGACATGACGCGTGGAGTTGTGACTTATTGCCGACGGAAATCCCTGGAAATCATTATCAGGGCGATGTTATGGACATTATCAACGATGGATGGGATTTGATGATAGGACATCCACCATGTACGTATTTATCTTATGCCGGCACGGCTCATTGGAATAATCCAGGCAGGTTGGAAAAAAGACTTGATGCGTTAGATTTTTTTGCTAGGTTATGGCTTGCACCAATAGATAAAATTTGTTTAGAAAATCCAAAAGGATGTGCCAGTCCAACAATCGCAAAATATTCACAGGAAATTCAACCTTATTATTTTGGAAATTCTGACATAAAAACAACTTGGTTATGGTTAAAAAATTTACCATTATTACAACATGTAAAACAAACCAATTTATTTGAAAATAAAACTTATGTTGATAAACCAGAACCATATTCAATTGATAATACAGAAAGAAAACATAAAAGATATTATGTTGATAGCACTCGAGATCCACACGAAAGGGCGCGCACATTTCAGGGAATCGCAGATGCAATGGCAGCCCAATGGGGTGCATTATGACCGAACCCTTACCAACCTACACGACTTACAACCCTGACGATTACATCAAACTGTTATTACAGCGTATCGACACCATGTGTGACATGATTGACCAACTGCGACAAGAGCGGACGATGCTACTGTTGCAACGTGACGAGATGCTGAAACGGATTGGAGAGGCATGAGAACCCAAACCGGCACCGACCTTGATATTCAATGTTTGTGTTCGTGTGAAGTCTGCGGAAATTGGTATTGGCGTCCGCAAGCCGGAATATTTATTTGTGACACTTGCAGAGTAGAGCGTGAACATCAACGCGGTAATGTCGAATACCGTGACCGCAACCGGAAGATACACAAGAAACCGACCAACGCGAGTGTCTACAAAGCGAGCGCGATATTTGGAATCATTGTGAAACACAGATTGACGGGCATAAAGCAGGCTGACATCCAGCGCGAAATGATACACAGGGGCTGGAAAGAATTGTCGATGTCACCTGATTATCTTGGTATGTTGGATTACACCGGACACCTTGTCTGGACGGATGAATTTGGCAACCTGCGACCTTACAGGAATTTGAACACGGGAGAGAGATATGAGTAGAAAATTTGTAGAATACGAAGTAATGAAAACAGGCGAAATCATGCGAAAGTATGAAGACACCGACAATTATTTATTTGACCTGATAACAAAAATGGTCAACTTCGAAAACTTACCATATTTGTTACGCGGTGGCGAAGTCAACATATTAAAAACAGGAGTAGAGGATGACTAGCAAAACCAGAACGAAAACGTTTAACGAGTACGAAGGCTTATTGAAGTCTGACAATCCAACCTTTGACGTGGATAAGGTATTGAAGCACGTTGAGGACAACCTTGACGAACTGGACGATTATTACCACAAGAAGAACGTCAAGCGGCTGCGTGACCAGAACATCCGCAATCTTGGCGACATCGGGATTCGCGAGCTGTTGGCGAAGGTGGGGATGTTTCTGGCTGATAATCCAGGGGCGGTGAAGTGATGGAAAAATCAGAGGCAATGATTTACTTCGTGTTAGATAGCAAAACGACGTCACCGCGCTTGAGAATTGAGGATGGTAAAACTTATCCAGATGGTACGTGGCATAGTTGGTGCGAGCGTGAATATATTCCACCAGAATCATTTTTTCAAGTGTGCGCTGAATATTGGCAGAATAAAGGTGATACATGAAATCAGCCGAACAAATGATGTGCGATTGGATGCAATCACAGCTTAAGGATAATCAGACGTTTACCATCAACAGCGAGCAATATTTGAAAATTTACAACTGGTATCAAGAATGTGAGCTGGCAATGGAAAAAGCCAACAGAGTATTTACTGAAGACGACAATGGTGATTTATGGATTGGAGAAGATGACAGGATTGACATGCCTGATTTGTACAATGACGGACGCTGGCAACCGCTATCGTTAGGAATGGACGGTATAGATTTGCCTTTTGCAAAATGGACAGGAAATGAGGAAACAATGACGCGATATGCAAAGCGTGTGGACGGCAATCACCACGAGATAATACAAGGATTGCGCGATTGTGGCTACTATGTCAAAGATACGTCAAAATACGGTGACGGCTTCCCGGACTGCATCGTTCGGGGCGGTGGGCGCGTGGTCATGCTGGAAATCAAGCAGGGCAGCGCGAAATTGACGGATGCTGAGAAGGAATTCCACGAGGCGTTTTACGGGCTAGGTCTTCACGTGGTCAGGACGCTTGAACAGGCGCTGGATGTGATGAAACGGGAGAGCGTATGAAAATCTTATCATTAGGCTGGGGAATCCAATCTTTCACACTTGCAGCCATGTCAGCATTATGCGACATCGAGCCGATAGATTATGCCGTACATGCAGACACAACCCACGAGCGGACTGACACCTATACGTTCGCGGAGAAGTGGACACCCTGGTTGGAAAAACGCGGAGTCAAGGTTGTGACGGTGAAAGAAGATAATGCTGTATTGGTTGACAAATGGGGTGGCGTAATAATTCCAACCTACACAGACACAGAAAACGGTGGACGTATTAACCGACAATGTACAGGTACTTGGAAAATTCAGCCACTTCGCAGATGGTTACAACTAAACCGCGATAAACAACCCGTTGAGCAATGGTTAGGGATAAGCCTTGATGAAGTGCAACGGATGAAACAATCGGACGTGAAATACATAACCAACCGCTACCCTCTAATCGAAATGAAAATGAGCCGATGGGATTGCAAACGATGGTTAGAAAATCACGGGCTTGATATACCACCACGTTCAGCATGTGTATTTTGTCCGTTTCACAGCCGTTCTGAATGGCGCGATATTCGAGACAATGCTCCAGAGGATTGGAGTAAAGCCGTCCAGGTGGATAGTGCAATCAGGAAAGCACGACCACCGTATGACTTGTTCGTGAATGTGCAACGTAAACCACTTGATGAATGTGACCTTGATAACGAGATAGACAAGGGACAATTATCATTGTGGGAGAATGAATGTGAAGGGCTGTGTGGAGTATGAAAAAGCGTAAACCAGACGAAGCCCCAACCATGATTATAATAATCATAATTATCACCTGGCTCACGTTGCTTTGGGCGATGTGGTATCGGTTGCGCGTGATTGAATTAGTTTGCAGGAGGGGTTAATGCCAGAATCAATGGGTGAACTCGTGCTATGTGCGGAAGGCCAGCGCCTATACGACGAATACTGCAAGGTGTACGATGACAAGGTGTATTCCGATAATGACATGCTGATAGCATGGGACGCATATTATAATCACCGTTTAGAGTGTGACGATTGTGGGTATAGATGACATGGGAAACCGCTTCGTTGAGCAACGGCTGGCACGGGCTAGAATATCATTCTCCGAGATGTGGGGCAGCGAACACGAGGGGCGCTTCTGGAAACGCAAATTATCCAAAGCGCGGCGTCGGGTTGGTAAGCGCTTGTGCAGATACGGCGAAGATGACTTGCGACGGATTGAGCGAGGACTGGAAGCCATTGAGCGAATATGTAATTGGAAGAATTGGTGAATTATGAAAAAAAACTATAACCCAGTAGGCATAATAAATATGGGAAAAGAAATAAAAATTGATAAGTGTTATAGGTGTGGTAGCAATGAGGTTTATGAAGGGTATGTTACTTGTAAATCATGTATTGCAGATACGCTTATTTTTAATGAAGAATTTGCCGTCACAATATTAGGAACAATATTTTTCGATAATTTCAAGATTGAAGAATGGGAAGATGTAATAAACGAAAGATTAGAATATCATCTGAATTCATTCCGAAACACGCCAAACCCTTCATAATAGCACAATAAAAGCCATTTGCAACGATTCTTTAAGGTTCAAAGGCTTTTTTGCTATTGACATTTTAGAACAAATGTTCTATTATGATATTTAGGGTTATTGGTAGTGTCGTATTCACATTTAATCTAATTACCTCCGGAGGGTAAAACTATGTCAGTATTAGGAATTTTAGCAATAATTTTCTTGTTGTCGTTTCTTGTCGAAGCGATGGTGGAGTATATATTTGGCAAGCTGTTTGACCACGTGCCAGCGTTGGCACCTCACAAATGGCTGTTGCAGTATGTGGCTTTAGGCTTTGGCGTGTTGGGCGCGTTTATTTACAAGTTTGACGTTATCAGCCTGTTGTCGATATGGCTGGAAACGCCAATTGAAATACATCCGTTCGGGATTACCATCACAGGACTTGCCATTGGTAGGGGTAGCAATTTCATACACGACCTGATTAAGAAATTCTTCCAAAACGACCCATTGGTGACGAACAACACCGTATATAACACAGTCACTAAATAAGGGGGCGTCATGGATGCTGCAACAATTGCAAGCCTTATCAATTTTGGCAGCGCTGGTGCTGTTATCGTTGTCGTTATCATCTTCCTGAATTACATCGGGAAAAGGGATGCAGAGTGGCGCGATTTTTTTACCGTCTTAAACAAAAATAACGTGGAGGACTTGGGCAAACTCACCAGGGCTATTGATAGCATGAGTGTATCTGTTGCCAAGTTAGGGGATAATTTGAAGGAACATGATGACCACGTGGAATCAAGAATAAAAGAAGTCACGGCAGCGGCACGCAAACGGAGCGCAAAACCAAAGGCGGTAGATAATGGCTGATATGTCGATTTACAGGGGCGAATACAAAGTGTTTGAATGCACCGCAACTGAGGATAGTGTAGCTTTAGTCCTGACAGGTGCGGCTATTTATTTTGCCGTGCGTGCCAGTGAACCGGACAGACGGACTATTAGCGATAGTGACGCCTTGATAGCCAAAAGCACGGTATCAGGGATAACGATTACGGACGGGGCAGCCGGTGAATTTGAAATCGAGCTTGAGAAGGCTGACACCAATGTCCTTGCGACGGGTACGTATTATTACGGAATCGAAGCGGTGCTATCAGGCTACACCGACCCTGTTGTCTTGGACGTTGGCACGATTGAGATATTAGCAAGCTATGTGAGGGCGGTATGATATGGCGATCACGACCACGATTAGCGATAAAGCAGGGGAGAGGAGTGTTGCGATGAATAGTGCAAAGAGGTTGTTGACGGTGTTAGCAAGTGATAACGCATACTATAAAAAAATCAGGCGATTGTTTGGAAGTAGTTTAATTGGATATCATCCAATGTGGGATTCAAGCGGTACAGCTTGTCAAGATATAGTATCAGCAAACAACGCAACTTATGGGGCAACAGTACCAACTTTAGCATCGGCTACATCACCGGGGAAAAAATTAGCACCTGTTTGGAGTGGAGATACACCTGGTTCTATAACATTTGGGGCGGGAACACAAGGTGTATTTAATGGCGCAGAAGGCGGTATAAGTCTATGGATTAAACCACTTGCATCAATTTATACAGATGAAGCTGCACATAGATTGATTAGAATTTTGGCTGATGCTAATAATTATATAATTATTAGTTTGGGTGGAGCAGCTACTTATCTTTCTTATACGCAGACTATTAAATTTGGTTCAGCGGATCATTCTCTTGTTGGGTCATATTTTTACCGTGACGGTTGGTTTAATTTAATTGTTACATGGTCTGCATCACAAAACTTATTTAAAAGTTATATAAATGGCGGACTAATGAGGGGTGATACATCTCTTGGAACTTGGGCTGGTGTACCAACCACATTTATATTAAGCACATCGAATTTTTTGTATTTTAAGGGTAGTATGTCTGATTTTATGCTAGTAAATAGATATATTACATTTGACGAAGTTAAAAAGTTATGTGATTACACAGGGCTGACTAAAAGATTGTCAATTCTTGGTGACAGTATATCTAATTCTGTAACCGGGGAAACATGGCCGGCAATTATGCGCGCAGGATATACCGAGTCATCTATTGGTTTGATAGGTCATGCAGTATCTGGTCAAAATATTATTACTAATATGGACGCACAAACAGTGGCATCAGAGAGTGACGATGCCGATATTATCATTATTGCACTTGGTACAAATGACGATAATGCCGGAAACATGACAACATTACAGGCAGAATACGAAGAAAACATAGCAGAATTAAAAGTAAGTAATCCACGAGCTACAATTTATTCAATGAACGTATTACCAGTTTGGGCAGATGCCACAACAGGTGCAGAAATTGACAAGTCTAACATCCGAACCGCAATAGCCGCAGCCTGTACAGCTCAAGGTATCACATGTTGGGACACTTTCACAGATCCGTGGATTGCACAAGACGAAACATCGGACGGAGTACATCCAACAGCAGCAGGACATGCAAAGATAGCAGCGGAAGTATTGGCAAGATTAGCATGAGGCGTGATGGATAGTATCAAGTTTGAGGCAGAGGTGAGACAGGTAAAATCAATGGCAGACCGAAGCTATAATCTAATCCTGAATATACCGGAGTATGAACTAGAACAGGCGCGAGAATTGATGGGAATGTTGTTAGACCACGTTGCGGTGGCGATTGTAGTAGTGAGCGATAGCAATAATCAGGACAAACCAACAAAACGAGTAAGCAAGAGAGGATCAATTTAGTTTAATCAATAGGATCTAACTATGGCAGCACCAAAAGGAAATCGTAATAATCCAAATGGGAGACCACCAAAAAACAAAGCCTTGACAACAGCGTTAGAGGCTTCTTTAGGTCGTGCAATTGAAGTAGACGGTAAGCGCGTTAATGGAAAACGTGTACTTGCTGATTTGGTTGTGTCTTTTTTGACAACCGGAAAAGCTAAATTTCCAGGTGATGAAGAATATTCGATTATTTCAATTGCTGATTGGACGGGAATGGTTAAATGGATTTATGACCGTGTTGATGGTAGACCAATACAACCCGTCGGTGGCTCAGGCGATGAAGGCGAATTAGTAATCAAGGTCAAGCTAAAGGATAGCGATGACTGAAATGGCTACTCCAACGGTTGAAGTTTATACAGAGGTGTTCAATAACGCCTATCTGCCATATCTTACAGATAAGACGCCCTTCCAGATATACTACGGCGGTTCTTCTTCTGGCAAGTCATTGTTTGTTGTCGGACAGCGTACGGTTTGGGACTTGATGAATGGCGGTAGAAACTATCTTATTTGCCGTCAAGTTGGTAGGTCCATCAGAAGCAGTGTATTTAACGAAATCAAGAAAATCATTCTGGCGTGGGATGTTTCTTCACTGTTTGAGATAAACAAAACAGACATGGTTATAACTTGTGCCAATGGATACCAGATTTTATTTTCAGGGTTGGACGATGTAGAAAAGCTGAAATCTATCACACCAATGAAGGGCGTAATAACAGACGTTATCATCGAGGAAGCCACTGAAACAGAATTAGCGTCAATTAAACAACTTGAAAAGCGTTTGCGTGGTGGTAGTGAGGATATAAAGAAACGTATCAGTCTATTATTTAATCCTATCCTACAAAACCACTGGATTTATAACGAATATTTCAAACCGATTGCATGGGCTGACAATCAAACTGAATACAAGTCAGATGAATTGTTGATATTAAAAACAACCTATAAAGAAAATAGATTTCTTACCAAACAGGATGTATTCAGATTAGAGAACGAAAAAGACAAGTATTACCATGATGTTTATACGTTAGGTAATTGGGGTATTCTTGGCTCAGTAATCTTTAAGAATTGGTACGTTGAAGATTTATCAGACATGTATCACGAATTCACAAATAAAAAGTTTGGGCTGGACTTTGGCTTTTCCAGTGATCCGGTTGCGCTCCATTGTTCACACTATGACAAGATGCGAAAGATCATATATGTGTTTGATGAATTCTACGAGACAGAGCTAACCAATCCAGAATTAGCGGCACTAATAAAGCCGATTGTTGGAAATGAAATCGTTGTGTGTGACAGTGCCGAACCAAAGTCAATAAAAGAATTAAGGGACAACAAAATCAATGCAGTATCAACTAAAAAGGGCAAGGACTCTGTTACCTTTGGTATTCAATGGTTACAGCAACAATCAATCATTGTTGATAAACGTTGTATCAATGCGAGAAACGAATTGCAAACGTACAAATGGAAAGAAGGTCAAGACGGGAAACCATTATCACCTGCAAGACCAATCGACAAGAATAACCATTGGATTGATGCAACCAGATATGCCTACGAAGAAGAAGGCAGAGACAAGCCTAAAGCACAAAGTAATCAGGGTTAGGAGTAACTATGGCAACTGACTTAGAAAGAGCGTACAGCGCATTAGTAGGAAAGAATAAAATATATAAAACGCTGTTTGACTATGCAGACGGTAATCAGCCGCTTGTGTATAGTACAAACAGGCTCAAAGAGGCATTTAATAATATCAATGCCAGGTTTTCACAAAACTGGATGTCGGTTGTTATTGACAGCGCGTTAGACAGACTTACATATAACGGTTGGGCGACGCAAAAACAATCTATAACAGATAAGCTCCAACAGATATTTGAAGACCTGGAAATTGTACAGGATGCCTATGACATCCACCGTTCAGCGTCAATCACGCGGGAGAGCTTTGCTATTGCATGGAAGAACGAGGACGGGGAGATTGAGTTCAATTACAACGATCCGCGCCTATGTCACATGTTCTATAAGTCTGATAATCCCAAGAAACAGGATTTCGCCTGTAAGTGGTACCGTGATGTGGACGTTTACCGGATGATTTTATATTATCCGGATAGGCTTGAATATTACATCACCAGACCAAGTAAAAGTCACTCAAACGGATTGCCAACATCAGCAAAGATGTTTATGCCGGATCCAGAGAATGAGCGGGCTGAAAATCCTTATAATCAGATTCCAGTATTCCATTTCTACATTTCCAAGACAAGCAAGGGTGATCTATACAACATTATCACATTACAGGACGCGGTTAATAAGCTATTCAGCGATATGATGGTAGCTGGTGAATTTGCGGCATTGAAGCAACGCTATGTCATCACGGACGCGGACACCAGCGCACTCAAGAACGCAGCTAACGAAATATGGACATTACCAGCCGGATCAAACGCTGGACAGTTTGAGGCAACTCCGCTAAATAACTACCTGGAGCCGATTGATAAGGTTGCCAATTCAATCGCGATCATATCCAGAACGCCAAAGCACTATTTTTACAGCGCGGGGGCGGGCATATCCGGTGAGGCATTATTGGCAATGGAGGCACCTTTGACTAAAAAGGTTGACCAACGCAAGGCGTCATTCTCAGCCACATGGAAACGGGTTGCACAATTCCTGTTGAAACTTGACGGGGTTGATTATCCGTTATCTGACATTGATACCGTGTGGGAACCGTCTTACAGCGTACAGCCAAAGACAGAAGCTGATACCGTGAAGGTCTGGGTAGAGTCAGGAGTACCGCTGAAAACAACGTTATCATGGTCGGGTAAAACAGACGAAGAAATAGCGGCAATGGAAAAAGATATACAGGAAGAAAAGGAAAAGAATGCCAGCGCGGCAACGTTATTATTAGACGCTGCAAGGGCAAGACAATCACAATCAAATCAATTAGTAGAAGAAGAAAAAGAAAGGTAGAAAACAAATGAACGGAAATATGGCAATAACAGGTAATTTACAAGCGCGGGTTATCCGTGCAAATGGCCCAGGTCTATTTTGGCACCTGACCAACTGGATGAAATGGTCAATGATAAAATCGCTTATCGGCGTATTTATCATCAACCCGATTGCCAGGGCGTTTGGATTATTGACCGCTTACGGCAAACTGGAAGCAACCTTATTCAAGCGTGACGGTTCAATCATCCGATACGGTGTTATAAGTTATCGAGTGGTTACAACCGCGTTTGCCAACTTCGTGGTTGCACAACTGCAAACTGAAACATCCGTATTTGGTGACTTCAAATACCATGATGCTGGTGTAGGAACTACCGCTGCTGATGTTGGTGATACCGCAATTGAGACAACCGACGGACAAGATCGATCAACGGGAACACAGGCTGAAGGTGCTGCTGCTAATATTTATTCATCTGTTGGAACGATCACTTATGCAGGAAATACAGCGGTCACAGAACACGGATTGTTCAACGCTGCCACAGAAGGAACACTATTAGACAGGCACGTCTTTTCAGCGATTAACGTGGTTTCAGGCGATTCTATTCAATTCACGTATGCTTTGACAGTATCTGCTGGTGGATAAACTTGACTAAATGGCGTGTATATTACGGTGACGGTTCAATATTCAGTGACAAAGACGGAGATCCAAAAGACGCTCCGTCTCTGAATGTTCAGGCTATTACTTGTGAGCCGGATGGTATTTGGAAGGGTGGAGATATATTCGGGTTATTCGATTATCTCTCCCGTCCAGGCATGAAGCGTGTTTTATTTGGTCGAGCTGTTACTAACATCGAATATGATACCGCTGTAACAATGTCACGTAATGATCCATACTTTGACCCGCGTAATCGCTTTGTGACAGAACGGGTGGATTTCTATTGGTGGGAAGGATAAAACATGACCAGTGCTATAACTATCCAAACCAACTTTAGAGGGCGTGATGATAGTCAAACGATTAACAGCACCACGTTTACACACGCTCTTAATACAAACTGGTCACAGGCAGTTGATACTAATTTTCGTATCAGGATCGAGGTAGAAGAACAAAACAGTCGTAATGCGGCGGTAGGCGCACTTGAATATAATCTAAAAAGCGCCGGCTGGGTAGCAGTAAGCAACACGTCATCGGTAGTTAAATATTCACTAACTTCTCAATTTGCAGACGGTGACGCAACTACCGACATTATATCTGGAAGTTCTTATGCGTTTGCCGCTGGCGATGGGGTTGAGTCAGCGGTCACGACCACCAATGTTAATAATAGTCATACCGAATACGAATACAGTTTACAGATAGTTGCTGCGGATGTAGCCAACAACGACACTCTCCAGGTACGTATGTCTGGATTGAATACGTACACGAACACCCCAACCATCACGGTTATTAAAGCGGCTGCTACTCAATACGATCAATCAGCAGCCGGAACGCTTACCAGTTCCGGCACGGTTGTCAAGAAAGCAGGGAAGCCAACAGCCGGAACGCTTACCACTTCGGGCATTGTAGTAAAGCAGGTATCTAAGATATTAGCAGGGGCGTTGTCTTCCGCTGGTACGGTTATAAATCAGACAGGTAAAATCCTTGCAGGTACATTGACATCCAGTGGAGCGTTAGCAGCAATCAAGACCGTGATGATTTCATTGGCAGGGACTTTGACAAGTGCCGGAACATTGGTAAAGCAAACTGGAAAAGTATTATCTGGAGCAGTAACGTCTTCGGGTATTCTGCTAAAACAAGCAGGTAAGGTGCTTGCCGGAACCGTCACATCTTCGGGAGTGTTGGGTAGTGTCAAAACAGTGCTTATGTCATTGGCTGGAACACTAACATCGGCTGGCACGGTCATCAAACAGACTAACAAATCTATAACTGGTGCGCTATCATCTTCGGGAACGGTCATGAAATCGGTAGGCAAGGTTATAGCAGGAATTCTAACGTCCGCTGGTGAATTAGCAAGTGAAGTGACAAGCGGAGCGACAACATATTATCAAAGCCTGGCAGGGACTTTGAACACCTCAGGGACAATTGCAAAACGAATATCGAAGGCTTTGGCTGGTGTGCTTACGTCGATAGGTGCTGGTTACACAACAAAGCCCGTTAATCTTGAAAGTTTACAATCACGCAACCAACAATTAAATTTGAATAGCAGGACGGGGATAGTGGTTGAAGAACGTGATAATAGCTTAGTATTGACTCCACGAACAGGAGGGTTAAATTGACGACAAGAAAAGTAGGATCGACATTATATCAGGGTAACGATGAGGAAATCGTATACTCATTGACTACAACCGCTTGGGGATCAACCCCGACAAGTGTCAGCGTCAAGGCTTATGAAATATCCACAGGCGCGCGCACGGATGTATCAAGCACGGTGTTATCTGGAACAGCTTCGGTTAATGGTGACATTATCACCTTGCCAGTGTTGAAATCATTGACGGCTGGGAACGTGTACAGGGTCGAGGTCAAGTTTACCTCCGGCAGCAACGTATATGAGCCGTATTTTGATATATTAGCAGAATATTAAAACAATTAGAAAACCAAAAGGAGAATACAAATGTCAGCAATAAATAATTTAGACTTTTCACAAACCATAACAATAGCAATAGGCGAATCGTTATCAGCCGCAATCGACCTGAAGGGTTCAACCTGTTTAGGCTTTATTTGTCCAGCAGCAATCGAAGCAACAACGGTTGAATTAGGGTTCTTTGCATCAAGCACTTTGGCAGGAACTTATACGGAAGTTAAGCGCGATGGCTTGGGAGTTATCCTTACATTTGCGGTAAATGATTATGCACTACTTCCGAATCCGGCTGACTTGTTTGGTGTTCGGTTCCTGAAAATTAGAGCGCAAACAGCAGTACCAGCCGCGGTAGCACAAGCAACAGCAGCAAGAGTATTTACGGTAATCAAGTCAATCGGACTATAAATGTTTCCAGATCCTATTAGCAGACAAACGCCGGATGTAATCCGTATTCTGTACGAATTTCGGAAGGCTGTTGAATTGCGCGAGCTTGCCATGTTAGACGAAATGGCTGACAGGTGGTTGATGATAGAACGCCGCCTGGACGGTGATATAACCGCGCTTGCTTACGAATTGCAGAAGCTAAAGGACGAAGGTAAGATTATATCTGAAAGTGTAGTATTGAAAAGCCAACGCTACCAGCAACTACGGGAACAAATGGAGCGCGAGATTGCCAAGTATAACCGTGATTATGCAGTAGGGATGATTGAAGCGCAACAGCTACAATATTCTAAGTTAGGTATAAACGCCGCACAAACCGCGATGCGCTCTGCCATGGGTACAATCGGTTATAACTTCAATCTGATAAACATTGACGCGGTAATGAATATGATTGGCTTTGCCGGTAATGGATCACCGCTTTATACCTTACTACAAAAGGATTACGGGGACGCTGTACACGGATTGACCAACGCATTGATAAACGGGATTGCAAGGGGTTATGGTCCCGTAAAGACAGCCCGTGAAATGGCTAACGGCTTCGGCATGGGACTTGAAAGAGCGACCCTGATTGCACGAACTGAAACGATCCGGTCATACCGTACAGCGACAACCGAACAATACAGGCAATCAGGGGCGGTGACAGGGTATAGGCGATTAGTCTGGAAGCCTACCGCTTGCCTTGCATGTTTAATGCGAGATGGCGAGTTCTTTGAATTAGAGGAGGAATTGTCAGACCATCCAGCCGGAAAAGCAG